TCACCATCTGACGGGATGTCTAATTCTATTTGCATTCCGCTCAAACTGGAAACACCTGGAATAATAACATTACCAGTTCCATTTGGTTGAATGACGATATCTTCGTTTGTGTTTATCGTTGTTATGGTGTTTCCGTAGAAAACCAATCCTCCAAGATCGGCTTCTTCTGAAATAAGCCTTTCTGACTTAACGTATCTACCATGTATTTCCTTCCAACGCTTTTGATCGTTACCTAGATCGTAGTAATCCGAAATGTCTGGAAGTATGTCACTGGTTACATCACCCTGGAATGTAATAGTATCTGTATCACTATCCCCTAGTGTAATGTTTCCGCCTGCTGTGATATTACCAGTAGCATGTAGGTCACCATTTACTGTAACTCGGTCGTTTGTAGTTGCTGGATTTAGTTCTAGATCGCCAAACGTTGAAGAAACACCGTCTGCGTTGATTCTTACATCAACTGCATCTAACTGATTAGATGCTCTTAAATTCGTTGCTTGTACTGTACCCGTTATATCAAGTTCTGCCGTTGGAGCACTATTCTTGATGCCGACTTTTCCGTTTGTGACGTCAAGATATAATAAATCTGTTTCAAATGCCAAGTCCACACCATTTCTCAAGAGGTTACTCTTCAGAAGCGGACCGGAAATTCTACCTACACCAGTAGCCATGTCTCTCTCCAACGGGGATCCTGTCCCTCTAGCCTAATTTACATCCTCGCACTATTGCTCGGCTCTTTGCTGGCTAACCACAGTTTGTCCTGCTAACAGGCAAGGTGGGTAAGACCTCACATGTGTTTTGTTTAGCATTAATAGTATTTAGTAGGATTTTGGATAAACGGAGGTTTACCTATCAAAACCGTGTAAAACGGTTACAGGCTTTCCGAGAGGAACAGGAGAGTCAAACTGTATGTACCAACCATCTGCATATGGTGCGTTTGCTCCTGTTTGTGGATTTTGTACTAGTTCATAGTTTGTTACGTTTAACTGTAAAACGTTTTCAACCAGTACAAGAATGTTTTGCCCAGCAACTGGAATTGTATTTAAAGGACCAAATGTATCTTCAGTATCGTCACCAGTACCAACAGTTTCTTGTGTTATAGTTGCTGGTTCGTCAAACTTCAACGCTTTCCATGACGAAGGATTGCCAGCAAAGGTTTCAAAGTTTCCTTCAGTTGTGTTATATCTTATTGCGCCGTTGACAGGAGCCGCAGGTCTTTCTGCTGTTGTTCCTGCTGGAACCTTAACAGAAGTTGTGCTGAAAAATTCAAACTCGTTGTCAAGACCCATGGACAATCCATGGAATCTCATGTTTTTGTGTCCTAAAACTTGTTGACGCAAATATTTCATCTTAGATATCCATCCAACTTAATAAACAAGTTAAGTTTTCTGGAATACTAGATGCTACTTCAATACGATCTGTTTCTTCCAGTACTATTCTTTCATTGTCAAATAGATAAACCGTTTCACCTGCCGGAACAGTTATTTGGTTTACCATTGTATGCAATGCTGAAGTTCTTGATGCGTTTTGTGGAATGATGTAAACTGTTAAGTTACACTGTCCTGAAGTAGGATTATTTGGATCAAAAACTGCTGTGTTACAAACCATCATAGTAGTAACAGCAATTCTTTCTCCTGCGGCAACCTGTTTTAGCACCGTCGGTGTATTTGTAATTTGTTGTGTTGCTATTGCCATTGTTTAATCCTTAAAATATCAAGCTCATTACAAATGCTTTATGAGCTGTTGTTAACTCTTTGTACATTTCTCGTTTTGTATCATTATTACTATTTACTACAAACAGTTGACTTCCGCCCAAGTTAATGGTACCGTTTGTACTGTTATATAGCAAAGAATCTGTTGTGTTATTGCTTAATGTAGAATTTTGATCTTCATAAAGAATACCACTTCTTACGGCTAAGTTACCAGTTCCGTTAGGAGTAATAACTATATCACTATTTGAATCCGTGCTTTCAATTTCGTTTCCATTAATTACAAAAGATTCAAATTCTGTTCTAGTCTCGTTAAACTGTGCTTTGATCTCACCGTTAACTTTAAAAACAATTCTGCTAGGTGCGTCTGCAATACTGGCATCAATTGTTTCAACACTAGTATCTTGTTCTGCAATTAGATCTGGGGGATTTGCAGTTAAGAAATCGTTGATGAATGTATCAACATATTTTTTGTTAGGAACATGATCGTCATCTGTTACATAGTTTTCGTAGTCGGTCGTTCCTGCAACACTAATAACACCAGTACCGCTACCAATTAGATATAGGTCCTTGTTATTAGTTAGAATTTTGTTTACAACCAATGCTGGTTGGCTAGTATTGCCTGCTGTTTCAAGAATAAATGCTCCTGATCTTGCACCGTTTGTTTCACCATCTGTATATGAAAGAGACTCAACAAACTTTATAGAACTATTTCCGTCTGGGTGTGATCCTCTGTTAATTACAATACCTGCTTCGCCAAGTGTGATACCGTTTCCGGTTTCGTCCTTGTTAATTTCAATAGTATTATCTCTAACAGTTAAGTTTTCTGACTGTACTGTTGTCGTATCACCACGAATAACCAAGTCACCTGTAACAACAACAGATCCTAGTTCATTACCAGTATCAAGGGTTATAGTACCTTCATCCTGTACTTTGATTGTGTAGTTACCGGTATTTACGTTTAAAAACTTTTCCATTAGATATTAATCCTTAAATTAGTGGGGGATTGCTCCCCCACATAGTACTATCTATTAGCCATCACCTTCAGTATCGTCAGCACCTGTTAGTACGTCATCTACTGTACCAAGAGTTGCGTCAACACCTGCGCCAATGCCTGTACCTGCTTCTTCAATTGCTACTGTATCACCAGCACCAGTGAAGTCCCAAGCCACAGAGGCTCCTGTATCTAAGGTTGCTTTACGTCCAGAAATTTTAGTTACTTGACGAGGAGTTCCTCCGTCATCAACTGTGATTGTCATTTCACCTGCCGCGATAGCCGCTGATGCTTTGTCTACTAGGTAGCAAGTACCAGTGTCTGTTCCGCCTGCATTTGAAACTTTAAAACGCTTTGAACCAGTTTGTTTTACAATGTAACCCGGTGTTGAACCGTTACCTGTGTTAAACTGGACCTTGATTTCGTTACCGGACGCTGTAGGCGCTCCAAGAAATCTTTTATTAAGTGGTCTTCCCATTTGTTTTCTCCTTTAAAGTAGTCCTATCCGGGTTCTATCCGGTACGCTGTGGGTAACAGCATAAGTCCGCCACACTATGCGGCTCGCTATCTGACACATGTATTTATCAAAGAAAGAAAAAGGCCTACAACTCTCGCTGTAAGCCTTTGAAAGAAATAAGCAATTATAGGGAGGACTAGGTTACACCTCCAACCCCTCGCCGCAGATACCATTCTGAAACCAGGGAGCCTGTAGCCGCTCGGTAGAGCGATGTGACTCAGCGTATTTCTACTACCAAGCCTGGGTACCACCCCTTTACAGCCATCTTCGAGCCTCTGGTAAGACCCTCTTCGATGCACTATAAAACAAAAGTTAATTACTCTTTTGTTGCTTATGTTATTAATATAACAAATGTTTGTGAAAAAAGCAAGTGGTAGGTTTACCAAAATATAGAAATTGGATCCATAAAAAAAGGGCGACATAAAGCCGCCCTTTTAATGCTGTTGCTTGGTGTACTATTAACTAAACGAAACGTTGTTGTTAGTAATACCAACAAGACCTAAGTAGTCTGCCGCGTTACCAAGAGATGAAGCAGTATTAGCCAGTTCAACGTAACCGTATCTTGTCATGAATGACACGACTGGTTCGAATGTACCTGGATCTAATACAACACCGCTTGACATTAGTGGGATATATGGGCAGTAGAAAGCAGGAGCATCTGCTTCGCTTGAGCCTTTGTATCCAACTAGTACGCCTGTGCTATCTGAAGCGTATGCGTCTACATATACCTTCATAGCATTGTTTAAAGTACCAACCATTTTAGTGTTTGTTGGTGCTTCAAAAGTACCTTCAGTTGTTCTTGCGAACGCTGAAGTTGTTGCTGATTGAAGGATTGTTAGTGCGAATGGTGAAACTACAGCGTAGTTACCTGCACCACGACGTGTACGTTGAGCAATCAAGTTTGCAACTCTGTTGATTTGAACAGCAAGTGCCGCATGTTCGTCACCAACGAATGTTGCTGTACCTGATACAGCCGCTTGGTCGTATGTTTCAGCCGCCGCGCCTGCTAGGCCACGTAGTGAACCTAGGATCTCTTGGTCGATTTCAGCAGTAATTTCTTGTGCTAAAGCCGCCATGATTTCCGCTTCGATATCAATACCCTGTTGAGCTTGAGCGTCCTGAGCCGCTTCAAATGTCCAACGAGCTGATAACTTACGTGTTTTCGCTTCGACTGTTTGTTTTAAGATTTGGATCGATAGTCTACGACCTGCCGCACCTTCTAAAGATGCTGTAGATGACGCAGTACCGTTTGGATCCGTACCTGTACCTGAATAAGACGTACCAATCTTGAATGGACTTAGAGCCTCTTCACCTGCTGTGATGTTATCATTTGAATCTGAATAACGTACACGTAGCGTGTGAATTTGACCAACTGGTCCAGTCATTGGTTGTACACCAACTAGTTCATTTGCAATCACTGTTGGCATTACACGTCTGATCACTGGAAGAATAACTCTGTTAAGAGTTGCAACATTACCGGCAGAAGTGGCACCTGCTGTAGCGGCCTCTGAAAGATACTTTTTAGTATTTTCAAGGGTTACGCCCATCACAGTTTTTTTATTGCCTTCGAGGCCTTCCAGTAGTGCCCCTTTAGTTTCCTGCCAGCGGCTTTCTAGTAGTTCTGACATTTTCATGTTCTCCTTATTTGATTCCCGCTAGACGACGAATATCTAATACATTAGATACTGCGTCTGCACTACTAAATTGTTTAGTATTTTCTTTATTGCCTGTTACTTCTGTGCCTTCTGTAAGTGCCTGTCGCTTACTAGTTGTGTTTCCTTCCAGTACAGTTGGAAGATACTTGTTGTAAGATTCTTCCAATTTATCTGTTTGTACGCCTTCTAGTAATTCTGTCATGATCTCTTTCTGCGATGCAGATAGAGGACTCATTAACTCGTACATAACGCCAATACGTTTTGCATCATCTTTGGATTTAGCAATTTGTAAATCTTTTGATTCTGCTAGGCGTTTGGTTTCTGTTATTTTTTTGACTGCTTCCGCTAGTTGCTCTTCTTTTTCTTTAAGAGCTTTCATCATCTTAGCCGCTTCTGATTTCTCATTTACGTAACTATGCTGATATTCTGTAGCGAACGCTTCAAAGATTTTACGACCAAAGTCGTGTCTGCGAGCCGCGTCGATGTCTTCCTTAAGTTGACCAATTTCTTTGTTAAGTGAATCAGTAACTGTCTGTTCAACAATCTTGGCGCTCTTTTCAACAAATCTGCTTTTAATTTCTGCAAACTTGTCTTTTGCTTCTTTAACTAATCTAACTTTAGTTTCGGCTAGATCCTTTTTATCCTTCGCAAACTCGGATATTTCTTTTGCCAGTGCTTCAACGACAAATTCCTCTAGTTTAGTAAAGTTCTCTGCCATCAATTTTTGATCTTCGTGAAGCTCTGCAACTTCTTTAGCCAATGATTCTTTTAAGAACTCATCAAGCATATCTGAGTGTTCGCGAATTGCTACATGATATTTTGCTTTTGCTTCCGCAAGTTGCTTTCTATCACTGCTGAATTCTTTGATTTCAGATTCAAGACGATCAGAAACCATTTGATCAATGGCTTCTATCATTAGACTCTTGTCGTGTTCGTACTTTTGTGCGAACTCTTCACGTAGCTCAGAACGTACTACATCTTTATTTTCTGCAATACGAGCTTCCCAAGCATTTTCGATCTCTGCTCTGACTTCTTCGGAAATAACGTTGTTTTCAAATAGATTTTTAAGTGCGTCCAACATTTTCATGCTCCTCTGTTATCTGAGCCCGTTGATGATATTCACCAACTGATTCTTTAAATAGTTTTGTGCCTGTTTATCTTTTGCCATTTCAATAGCCTGATATCCGCCACGAGCATTCATCAAATGCTCATAGATTGGAGTGGGATATGCACCTGGGGCTGATGGCTGAGCAACTATATCAACTGTAATAATTTCAAAGTCACTTACTTGTCCTGAACCGTCTTCACTGACTGAACCGGAACCCCTTGAACTTACTCCAAGTTTCACACCGCTTTCTAACATTGTTTTAACAATATTACCCATTGGTGTTGGAATAATTTTCATTTTGCCGTAACCATTTGGACCGTCCATCCACATCTGTGTAATCATGTGACTGACGCGGTCCAAATTAATCTTTAGATCGTCTGGATGATCAACTTCTCCAAGAACTGAATATCCGCCGCTGACTTGGTCGTTGAGCGTTTCGACAGCCCTGCTGATTTCATTAACAGGATAGACACGCTGGTTTGCGTTTCTGATTCCGCCTTGGATACAAATACCTTTTAGGAAAAGATCCTTTGTACCATCTTTGTTCTCAGCAGACTCAACCACAATTCCTGCTTGGTCG